TATGTCCATACAGCGTTTCCACCATAGACGTTAAAGATATTTGTCTTTGAGACACTGTCAGCAGGGTTAGCCTGACGGCCACCTGAGATAGCACCTAAGTCACCTAGGTTGATTCCAGCAAATGCTAATCTTGAATCAAATGTATCTGATCCTGAGTCGTCAGCATCAATACCTACTTCCAGTGTAGCAAAGCCTGAAATGTCTTGACCTTCTACTAGTGTTTCACTAAAGTTAACACCAATTTTAGATCCGTTATTCTCAGCCTTCATTACTGCTTCACCAGAAGCATTATCATCATTACTTAACTTGTAGTTAAGTGAGCCATAGACGTCTAGTTCAGCCGCCGCCAGCGAAGATGATACTAGCAGTGTTGCTAGAATTGGAATAATTGTTTTCTTCATTTTATATTTCCTTTTTTTATTTTGCAAAAGAAACCCACTACAGAGCAGTGGGCTTCTTCCAAATTCTGTTGCCAGGCTTAGGTAACCCCGAGCAATTATGCCGCTAAGGCGTAATCCTCGTTAGCAAAGTTATCGTTTGCGTTTATAAGTTTGCTTGATTTACGGTCATCGCCTACCGGAAACTCCACTAAACCTAATTACCATCAGTCGATCCTAGTTCGGCCCCTCAATTGACACCCTCAGTAATGTAAATTGAGGGAACGAAATTTTTGGTGGAGCCGCCCGGTACCGCCCCGGGGTCCTGTCTGGCGTTGAGTTTGCTTCAACGTTACGATTATATTTATAACATCTTTTGAACAGGATGTCAACAAATATAATTAAACTTTTAGTTTTTCAGCGTCAATTCCAGCACCACTCACTAGCCCTGTGACAGATTTGAAATAAGCATCTTTGATTTGTTTATTAGGATTTGCCACACTAATAATACTAGCCTTATTGTAACTTATGTCTTCCTTTGGATCAACAGTTACCATAGCAGGTGCTAAGCCAATTCCTTTTGGTGTTTGAATTAATGCTAAAGGTCTTGATACAATATATTGTGTCATATCTTCAGTAACAAGTTTGGCAACAATTTCCTCACCTGTTGAAATACGAAAACTAATTATATCGTCCTTTTTAAATTTATTTTGAACAAGCATCTATTTTTTCTTGAAGTGTTTCTTTAGTTTCTTTTTTAAGTCCGTCAGCACCGCCTTCTACTAATAATTTTTTATTATAAAAGATCTGAGGCACTGAACGAAATCCGTGTTGTACCAGCAAGTTTCTTGCTTCTTGGTCATGCTCAATGTTTACTTCTTCAAACGTAAATCCGTTATTTTTAAGCCAACGTTTTGCTACACCGCAATAGCCACATACTGTCTTAGTATATACCGTTATCATTTATTTTCCTATTATAATTTGAATCCGCTGAATGTATTTTTCTCAACGTCTTGCTTAGTACCACCAATTACATAACTAGAAATTTCAGTTTCTTGTGGTGCTACTTGTACGTCTGAACCAGCGATCCATTTTTGTGTCCAAGGTAGAGGATTCATTGAATCAATTTTAATTGGACTTGGTAAGCCTGCCGCGTTTATTCTTTTATGAGCAATCCAGTCTACATACTTAGAAAGTAGTTCAGCATTAAGACCAATCATTGAACCGTCTTTAAACAAATACTGTGCCCATGCTTTTTCTTGTGCTACTGCCTCCATGAACATATCAATACATTCTTGTTCTGTTTCTTTGGCAATTTTAGCAAAGTCTGGATCATCTTTTGGTAAAAGTTTAATTAATGTTTGTGTACTTGCTAAGTGTACGTTTTCATCACGAGCAATAAATTTAATAATCTTAGCATTGCCTTCCATTTTCTTTAGTTCAGCAAATGCCCAACTACAAGCAAATGAAACGTAAAAACGAACACCTTCAAGAATATTAACACTCATTATACATTTCCAAAGTAGTTTTTTAAGTTCATATTCATCAACTTTAATTTTTTTGCCATTAACAGTATGTGTTCCTGGACCTAGCAATTCCCAATACTTTGTTTTCATAATAAGTTCATCATATGCTTCAGTAATGCTATTAGCACAATCAACAATTTCTTGTATGTTCATTAATTCATCAAATACTTGTGTAGGGTTAGAATAGACGTTTCTAATAATATGTGTGTACGAACGTGAATGAATTGTTTCTGAGAATGCCCAAGTTTCAATCCATGTCTCAAGTTCAGGAATACTAACCAAAGGCAATAATGCTACGTTAGGTGAACGCCCTTGTACACTGTCAAGTAAAATTTGACGCTTTAGGTTACTTGTAAAAATATGTTGTTCCCAGTCAGTAAGTTCTTTAAAATCTTTAGAATCTTTCAAAATATCAACTTCTTCTGGTCTCCAGAAAAAACCAAGTTGTTTATCTGTCAACTTGTCAAATTGTCTATACTTCATTGTATCATAACGTTGAATATCAACGCCGCCATCTGGGTCCATAAATGCTAGACTTTTCACATGGTCTTTTGTTTTTTCTGTTTGGAATACTGATCTCATTTTCATACCTTTTCTAACAATACTTTTACATTACCTTCTTTGCCAAGATAACCCATAGGTTCACTTGCTTCTAATTCTAAAATTTTAAATCTTGTTTGTGAGTAATTTGTACTTATCATTTTCTCACAATCCCTATAAGAAAAAGCATCTTTTGACGCTTCGCTTATTCTCTCCGTATTAAAGGTCATATATGCTCTACAACCTGAGGATAGTCTTTCTAATAGTTTGTTCATGTTTAATATTATAGCACTCTTTTCTACGAAATGTAAAGAACAAATTGCTATAATTCCAAAAAAAGTTTGATCAATATTGTGGACATAATTATCACTTACTTTGTCCGGTAGACCAAAAAAACTACCATTGCTGAAACTTAATCTGTCAACGCCATATATATTTGGCCAAAACTTCTTAAATTCATTAGGACCACATCCATAATCCAATACTGTTTTATTTTGTGCTGTTTGTTGTACTTGCCAGATATAGTAAAAAGGCTCTAGACTTGTAATTTTATAACTGTCCCAAACTCTTGTTTGGCTCCACCAATCCAACTGTGACTCTTTAGCCACATCTTCAATTACTCGGTCATAATGACCGCTTACTTTTTCGTCTATGTCAGTTTTGTAAAATTCTGCTAAATGATGCATGTTTCACAATTCTTTTGACTCTCCATTTCTGGTTCAACATATTCCGCGGCCAACTCTTGAGCAGTTGTATTCTTTTCAACTTCTATTTCACCAGCACCATCAAATGTGTTGAAATAGTAAAGTTGTTTTCCGCCAAATTTGTAAAAAGTCAAAAGGTGAGTTAACATCTCACTCATTGGAATCTTTTCATCTTCATAGAAGGTAGGATTATAACTTGTATTAACTGAAATGCCTTGATCAATATATTTTTGTAATACTGCCATAATGTGTAGATATCCAACAGGAGATTTCTGATCCCAAAGTAATTCATATTTGTTCTTCAACGTGTTTATACTTGGTACTACTTGTTTAAGTACACCATGTTTACTTTGTTTCACACTAACTAAACTACGAGGTGGTTCAATACCGTTTGTAGCATTTGAAATTTGTGCTGATGTCTCTGCTGGCATAAGTGCCATAAGTGTTGAGTTTTTGATGCCTGTTTCTTTAAGTTGTTTTCTTAAACTAGTCCATGCCATACGCTCTTTGTGTGGAACTAGTTCATCTAAATCTTTTTTGTATGTGTCAATAGGTAAAAGACCTTGACCATACTTTGTCTCATCACTACCGTCAGGCTTGCCATCTTCTTTAGCCAAGTCGGCACTTGCCTTAATTAAGTAGTAACTCCATGCTTCAGCATACCTATCAATTAAATCTAAGTTAGGTTCTGAATATGTCATTTCATTTTTAGCCATCCAATAAGCAAGATTAATAATACCAATTCCTAATGGACGTCTTCTCTTTGTAGAATTTTCTGCCGCTTTTACAGGATAGTTTTGGTAATCAAGTAAAGCATCTAAACCTCTTACTGCCAATGTACAAGGCTTTTCAAAGTCTCTTGGGTCTTGTATTTTACCCCAATTGATTGCTGATAGTGTACACAAAGCAATTTCGCCTTCGGGATCATCAAAACTAGTTAAAGGTTTAGTAG